CACGGAATCGAACCGGAACCCAGGGCGCGACCCTGTCCATCTGCCATTGATGGTATGCTCCACATATACCGGATTGTCTCCGGTATTGCCCTTATTGATTTTGTAAGGTCTATTAAGGAAGAACTTTTAGACCTTGCCGTAAAAGCGTGTCAGGGTTGTGTTTTATTGATACACTTTTCTCATTTTAAATTATAACACAGGTACCCCGGACGCGAACGGACACTTTTATTTTTTTTCCAATTCCCTATTAATTTTCTTTCGGCAAGCCTCCCCGGTATATCCTTCTCCCATGGCGTCAGCCACTTCATTCCATGTTTTTTCTTCGATAAAGAAGAATCTCATCATGCGCCGTGTCTCACTGTCTGGAATCTCGTTTATGTACTCCTCTACATCAAGGATCATATTTTCGATCCGGGCAAGACGTAATTCCTGCTTTGCTTTCCTTTCCCGCAGCCGGGCTCTCTTGCGATTAATCTGCGTATTGTCCTCATTTCCGTGTATCGTACAGATTCCGAGGGGTTTCTTCCCTCTTTTTCCCTTTGTTACCACGTCAGTGACTTCTTTGCAGATGGGAGCCATGGCCTGTATCTCTGTATCCATCTCCTGTATTCTTTTTTCCTCGTCTGCAAATTCCCGTTTAAGGCTTGCGCACTGCCGTAATATGCTCTTATCCATCATTACCTCCTATGCCGCGAATAACTCATGTACCTGTTTCATTGATTCGTCGTCGTCGATGATATAACACTCTGACGTCGTATTGATATTGCTATGGCCGAGAATCCGCTGGATATCCTTAATTGACGCGCCATGCCTAGACATATATGTCGCAAGGTATGCCCGGAACATATGTGGGTGGAGATTAAGCCCGATCAGGCGTTTGTCAGACTCCACAATCGCATTAAGCATGTGCCGGATACTATCATCACTCAGCCGTGTGTATATCCCACCCTTGCGGCGGAAGTTAAGGAACAACGCCGGATCGCAATCTGTGATCTGCCTGCGCTCCGCCAGATACTCCTCCAGGTGTACCAGCGCCCGCGGTGTGAAGAATGCCGGCCGCTCCTTGCGCCCCTTACCGTATATGATGCATTTCCCGGCCCTGATATCAATATCATTAAGGTCAAGCCCTACAAGCTCACTCACACGCATTCCAGTCGCGATAAGGACCTCAACGACCGCCCTATCTCGTATAGTCTGGCAATCACACCGGATTATCTCGGCCTGCTCATCCGTCAGTACTGTACGCAACTTTTTCTCCGTCTTAACCTTGTTGATCTTGTCCATGGGATTCTTTTTCGGTTTCCTCATCAGACTGCCGCCGTCCTCGATCAAATCCTCCGACATGATCCACCGGTAAAAAGACTGTAAGGCGTGATACTTATTATTGATTGTCGTATCGCTGTTATGCTTAACGATCTGTCTCCAGGACAGGTATGCCCTTACGTCGTTGGTCGTTATATCTGCATAATGCTTTCTGCACCACTCGAAAAAGTTTCTGAGTTCCCCGCGATAGTTCTCAATTGTCCCGGCAGTCCGTTTCTCTAGCTGCATACACCGGAGCCACATTTCCACCACGCGCGGGGTATCGTCTATATACTCCGTCGGAAGCTGCCGGCCGGCGTAATCGTCTGCTAAGATCGTCTTGTCCATCAGATTCATGTAGAGGGCTGCCTTCACCTGATTAAGCCGTTCCTGCTCCGCCCACATGTCCATACTTGCCATCAATGTTTCCATCACCGTCATAACAAAATTGTCTGTATTAATCGCTGTCTGCATATTATAATCCTCCTCATGGTATGATTTTCCAGTTGATTTATCACGCCTGAGTCGGTTATAATATACTCAGGCAATAGCTAAGCGGTGGCGCATATCTTCCCGGATATCCACCGCTTTTTCATTTTCTCGCACATATGTTCTTTCTTTCGGTTTTTTATTTCCGGGGATTGCTCCCCGGATTCTTTCGCTGCCGCATCTGTAAAACCAGGTCCGGCAATAGCACACTATCCAACACGCCACTCAGCAGCCTCACCAGCGCAAAGTACTTATACTTTGCCACGATTTTCCCTCGGTGCGCCTCTCCGGTGTGTCCCATAGCATCTATACCTTGAGCCTTGTAGGTATGTACCATTACGTTGCGGCCGATCCGGTAGTACCGCTGGGCGGCCCGTATCTCCTTCTGACTTATGTACCCTGGCGGAATCTCTTGTCGTTTCACTCAACATACCTCCTAACCTCTTCTACTGCATCATGCCAGCCGCGTGTATACAGTATATGATATTCGTGAGGCAACTCCATGCCGTTTATACGATCTCGTATCTCGGCGAGGCGCATCCGTAATGCCTCATTCTCACTTCTTAGCATATCTAACTCGTCCATGTCTTCCTCCTTTAAATTACGATTTAGGCACCGAAATGCCTTTCGATAAAAGCATCATTCTCGGCTTTCTTTTTTTGATAATAAGCCCGGTACGTTAACATTGTTCCCGTGTCTACTCCGTCCGGATTATTATCGCCACCTTTATACTTCACCGCGCCCGTTAATCTGTAGCCGTGATACGGCGGCGGTACTTCATTCTCCCAGGGAGGCATGAAGACGGCTCTTTCTGCTACTCCGATTCTCACAAGGTAATCCATGTACTTTTTTACTTGATACCGGCTCGTCCCCAGTATAGAAGCTATATTTACAAGGTTTATAATCCCGCATAATGGACACATGATATCAAGATCACATGATACGAGAACAGAAAACACCTTCCATGAATCTACTTTTTTATATTTCATTTTGCTCACCTTAATAATTTATTCATCTCTCAAGCGTACCGGTAAAACGATTTTCAAGTTCTCGCGTTCTCCCTTTCTTCCCGTTCTGATAATAACAGGGGATATAGGGTCGTATATGTCTATCTTAGCCATTTTCTTATCAGAGTCATAAGCACTTATGGAATCTAACGCATCTCTCAAATACTTTGCGTTAATTCCTACCGTAATCAATTTCTCTTTTCCCTGGTATTCCTTCAGCATCTTGTCAACGGGATAGTACTGTCCTTCCGGCTGCACATATCCCATTATTGACTCGCCTACCTGGACGTACAACCGGTTATTACTCACTTCCAATTCCGCATAGTTGTCGTATTTTGTGATCTTCGGAATTGACGGCCTTATGTAACAAGTAAATGATTCGTCTGCTTCTACCAGATTTGCATATTCAATTGAAATTCTATGTCCTTCCAATGCAGTAGCGCGAATTACCTTTTCTTTCGCGTCGATCTCCAGATATATCCACTGCATTAAAGTGGCGGTCATTCCGTTTCCCACAAAACGCTTTGTGTTGTCAATGATTCTCTTAAATTCTCCAGCGTCTAATTTTGCTTTCACTTTTTCTTTCCTCCTTAGTGCTTCACTTAATTAAGTGACCAATCCGGTGTTACTTCCGGCGTTACCTCATCACACTCGAATTCTGTGTCAACTATAATTTCAACATTAGCCCTATTTAATTTGAGAATCAGGAGCTCAAAATCGCTAATGTGCGCCAGTGCATTAAAATCAACCATTCCCCGGCCAAATAATGGGCGCCATTTTCCGTTCGGATCATATTTCGATAGTGTGAGATCAAATGCTAATCTAACTTAGCACCACAGTAAGGACAATAACCGATACCATGACCCTGATTACCTTTTTTATCGCTCCAGAATACCCATGTCCAGTACCCATTGATTTTCTCAATGCTTATGTTCTTAGCCTTATTTATAGTTTCACATTCATGATATTTACTTTCCTGCATATTGTTTTTCTCCTTCCAAAAATTCTCCTGAATAATTTTCTCTGTTTCTCTGGCTTTTTCTTCCAGTTTATTTCCTTGATGATACTCTAATTGATTTCCGTTTTTAAGCGAGGTCGCCAATGAATCCATCAATAACACTTGATCCTCTAAAATTTTTTTCAGTAGTAAGTTCAATTATGTCCTCCTGTTCTGATGTTCTGAATTTTCTGGTAAATGATCGTTTTACGAATTAACCTTACGGTAATACTTCCGGAAAGTCTGTTATACTCATCTGCCCCTGTGCCTCCCATGTGGTCCATGGTATCCCTACATAATCCAACACTTCAGCCATACCCAAACCGCCCTTACATACTGGTTTCATGCAGAAATCATATTGATGCGGGTAAGAGGTTGCCATACGTTGGAATCTGTTAGGCTCTGGCTCCAGGTGTGCACCGAATGCGCAAAACATGCAGCCGGTCCGCTGCTCTCCAGTGAGGTAATACTCGCCGCATGGAGTCTGTTTGATATCGCCGTACACAGAACAAATTTCAAGATCGTTTTCCACAACGTACCGTAGCACATCCTGTTTTGTCCAGAATCCCATAGGCTGGCTCTTGATTGTCTTGCCATCGTAGACGTTGCAGCCGGTATGTGCATATTGATGCGCCCTTTTAAAGCCTTCGTCCTGGGTGATCCCAATGTATGGATAACGTCCAGTTTCCCTTACAAACTTATCAAATGGCTTCTTTTTCATCATTTCACAACACTTGTCCGTGGTCTCAAACGGTGCATTAATCAGAAATTGCCACTTGTCCGCCAACTTTCCAAAACTTCCTCTTTCATCTCCATTCAAGAGATAATTTCTGTGCCTGTCCGACAAATTACCATGTCGTAGCTTATACACCTTTCTGGCTGTTTCCTTGCTTATGAGCGGATATCCATATGTAGTAATAACCTTACGGAATGTGATCCGCTTACCGTCTTTATCGACCGGATAAATTTCCCGAAATTCCCCACTGGCCTGCCGCGCAAACTTTACAATTTCAGGGAATTCTAATCCTGTGTTGGAAAATACCGCCGGCACATCGTTTCCGACGGTCTCCCGAATCAGATGTAACAGGACCCGGCTATCCAGTCCTCCAGAATAACTCAGGTATACCATTCCTCCCCAGTTATCATACCATTCACGGATTCGTGTTTTGGTAAGCTGAAGCTTTATTTCCCATGGTAGGTATTTCCTCTGGCCGAACTGCCAGTCATTAAGTTTTAAATCGTCCTCTTTAATAAACATTTTCTGCGAAAGGAACCCGGCGCGCCTGTTTTCCGGAAAGGTTCCGGCTCCTTTCTCTTAATCAGTTTTTAGTGTATAAGTTTTTTCCGGTCGGGACCTCTGCGGATCAAAGTATATTTCATCAACAAGCCCGCGCTGCCGCTTTCCGTCATAATACACTAACCTACGGCGTCCACTATCCCCCTCTACAATCTTTTCTACCTGAACAACTTTGTACCAATTGTGACTTTCTGTGCTCATATCCATCACAATCAATTTTCCCACCATATCCGTAATCTCGTTGAATGTTAATTCTCTTCCAAGGCAACATTCCTCGATCCAGTCCCCCGGCTGGAATTCCTTTGCCATGAAATCAAACAGGCTTATTTGTCCTTCCATATTTCCCACCCCCTTGTCCCTTCATACGGAAAATATCAGTTTTGTGGATTAAGTAAATCCGGATTGTCATAGATATTTCCAATTACCCGACAATCTTTTAATGCGTTCCAAAAGTCTTCATGACAATTATTCATTAACTCCACCACTTCGCTGTTATCACTTAAAAATTTGCCTAACTCAAACCTTCCATTATTCCACACAACAACAGCTCTATTTGTAAAATCAAATCCCTCTTTATATTCGTATCCTTCCTCTCCAGTGTCCTCAAAAGAAATAATATCGCCCTCAAAAATCTTCTTTGCATAATGGTCTAAGAGACTAGTATATTGACATACCGTGATAACATCTACCTCCATCCAATCCGTATAGCGTTCGTCAAAAACTGGCAGAATGTAGTGATGCCCTCTGCACCTCACGTAATACCCCTCTATCCACTTAGCCCCATCAATTTGTTTTCCACGAAATCTAATGTTTCTCATGTTTTCCTCCAAAATGCTAATTTTTTAACTCAATCAGGGCATCGAATATATTTTTCGATAACTCATAATGTTTACAGCGCTTTGATTCATTTTTTATAACCAGATCACCGGTTATTCCAAACATCTCCGAAACATCGGTTCGCTCCTGCTTATTTGTGCAATTTCCGTTCACATTCCATGCACAGTTAGCGCACTGTTTCTTTATCTGGATTTTTTCGGCAGCATGGCTTAGCTTGCCTAACATACAATCGCAGCCCTCGTCAACTGTACTTGACGGTATATACCGGCTGCGTCCGGTACCGTAATCCACTTCATCGTATCCATCACGGTAGGTATATGTTCGGGTTTTCCCGCAATACGGACATAATTTTTCAAGTGTCTTTCGCTGTGGTGTAGTACTATACATTTTCCTGATCCCCTTTCCATTCGATCACCAGCTCCGGTACCGTTATACATCTCGGCTGCCCTGGCACCATCTTGATAATCCCGGCGTCTGCCATCTGCTTGAGATGCAGGTGTACACTGCTCTTGCTCTCCAGTCCTACGCCTTCCCCGATCTCTCTCACCGAGGGCGGCCAGCCGTGGGCTATAGTGTACTGGACTATGTAGTCCCTGATCTGCTTATGACGCTCTTTCATGGTCTGCCTTTCCGGCCTCGTGAAGCATCTCAGCTACGGTCTCCGCAAATTTCTTTTTCAGGCCTATATCATTGTCAACAAGTTCTTTACTTTTGATGCTCCGTTTGCTTCTGGTTTTCTCTCTGTACCTTGCCTCTGCCGCCTCGAAGTCAGCACCATTTTTTCGCATCTCCCGCCATACTGCCGCATAGGTTGAGCAGCCGTTTGTACTCCTGTCTGCTCTCGCCTCAATAAGTGGTTGAATGATCTCCTGTCTTGTCAACGCAAGTTTTGCAGCTTCCGCCGCCTGAGCTTTCTCTTCTCGTAATCTGCATTCCTCCTCAAAATTGAAAAGGATTGATTCGAAAAGATTCCTTAACTTCTCGCTCTGTGAAATGGCCTCAAGTGTTGATGGTTTTTTATCCGATCTGCCTTTACAGTCTTTTACTTCCTGCGCCAGGCAGACCCCATACTTCCGATCCATCTTAAGATATATTTTCCGCAGCACGGTATTTAACGAATCATTCTGCTTCGGATATCTCTTCGCCAGTTCAGTACCTCTTTTATTCATGTTCATTTTCCAGATCATGCACGGGTCCGGCTCCCCTTCCTGTTTTCTGACCGGCCCTGCTGTCTTCTTTTTTTCCGCCGGAGGCTCCGACTCTGTATTTATCATTTCCTGCAGCTCCCGTAATCTGCCGTCAAAGTATGTAATCAATTCCGTTCTGAGTTCCGCAAATTTGGAATCCATGTATACCCTGTCAACAAAGTTTTCGGGATTATATCTCTTTCCCATGTTCACCATCTCCCATATTCTGTAGTCCCTGCATTACCAGAGCGTCATAATCAACCTCACGCTGTGGGAACTGCTGGAACTGGTTTGTTTTCTGTTTTCCTGTCCTTCCTTTGTCCTTCTGCTCAGCTTCTTTCACCGCATTTATCACCCATTTGCGGATTGCCAAATAATGACTCTTTGCTTTATAGCCTTTCATCTCGATATACTCATCAAGAAACGTGACTGCTTTTTCCGCCATCCCCTCGCTGTACTCAGCCTGTAGTTTTCCCTTTTCATCATCTGTTAACATAACATGTTTATATTCGCCATATTTGTGTTTTACTTTAACGTCAGGTGAGGGTGGAGCGTCAGCGGAAGCCGGTATATTATTATTAATCTTATCTATACTAATCTTATCTAATCTAATCTGAGAAGCCGAAATGGATACAGGCTGTACACATTCTGTATCCAAAGTGTATACGCCGGTCTCTGTCTGGGTCAAAAGTGCCTTTTCTTCGAGGTGGATTGTCTCCTTGTAGCGGTCCCTCTGGATGTAGTTATGGACCCACCAATGTGTGATTACACAAATCCCTTTTTCCATCTGGATTATGTAATTTTTTGCCACCAGAATCTTATAATCATCCTCACTGGCTCCAATGCTACGCATGATCTTTTTTGCATTGTCAAGGAATCCATCGTCATCCGCCCTCATACCAAGATGGAAGTAAAGCGCCTGGGCTGATTTCGGCATATCCAGGAACATATCGCTGTCAATAATTGCCTTTGAGAACATTCTCTTGTTTGCCATGTCTACACCTCAATTCCTGTTTTTCTGGCGTTCTGTGCCGGGGTAACGATCCGCAGGTTGTCTTTCCGGTTGTCCGCCCGATTATGGTTGATATGGTCAATCACAAGCCCATCACCGCGATACTGGCCGACTAACAGCTCATGCATTCGCATCATTTTTCCGTTTACCCTGGCCTGTGGGTATCCATCTATTCCGATCGACCATGAATGTTTTGACAGCCGGTCTACATCTTCGGCATCTACGTTAATTTCATCACCCTTGTGGGTACGTATAACATAGCTATTTGTATCCCTCTTTCCGCGTGTCTCCTGCTCTTCCTTCAAGCAGCCACAGGACTTTACATTCCCCAGTCTAAGATGCTCTCCTTTGACCAATTTGTCTTTTCCGCAGTTAAGACATTGACACTTCCAGTATCCCTTTCCTGCATATTCCCGAGCCACCAGAAACCCAAAATGCATACCGCTTAAATCTATATAACTCAATTGTAATTCCTCCTTTGTTCCCCCGCCGCTAGACGAAAGACGGCGGAGGCAGTACCATGGCAATTATTATGTTCGTGACACATTAATTCTTGCCCCCTATCTAAAGGCTCGTTTCAGAGCCGACAAGGCTTATTCTTTATATTTGATACCGTATACCTTATATTTCTCTGCAAAGCTGTTAAAACCGGTTGTATGAGCCTCTGTATGATGCACACGGCACAGACATATCTTTCGATGATCCGAATCATCAAGCGTCCTGCGATCATTTCCCATCCCGATTGCATCAACATGGTGGACTTCTCCCGGCCTTCCGCAGATAGCGCACTTTTTAAGCTTCAGACATGCATACAGGTAATGTCCAATATCATCAGTGCGGTTAAGCGCGAAATCTAATAGCGGTACTCCAGCTTCCAGCGCATAATCCAGTATCGTGTTGATATATTCCCGGGCCGTATCCATAGAGCAAGATGAGAGCGAAAAGTACTCGCAGCCTGTACGGTAAATATGCAGATACTTAAGCCACTCTTTCATGACTTCCGGCATCTCTCCTGTGAAAGCTGCAATGTCGTTAATCGTTGCGTATGCTTTCTTCCGCTGCTCTGCGCTTATGTGCCGTCCATCGTCAAGCCAGACGTTACATGTCCGCATGTGCTTTTCCTCCAGCGGACCCATAAGGTTTTTACCTGGAATGAACACCTGCAAATACGTCCCTTCCTCTACTGGCTTGTAAGCCGTTATATGTGCAAATTCATACATGCCATCACCCCACTAATTAAACGGTAATCCATTATCATCTGGCGGCGATAATTGTTTCATTTCATCGTCTGAGACTGGAGGTGGTATCTTCTCTTTATCCGGCTTCGATTTAAGCACCTTTACAGCTTCGCTATACTGGTCAGCCTCCATCTCCTCCAGAGTCTTAAGACCATAGTTCTTTAAAAGCCCCTTTATTCCAACGCCTGTTCTTTTCAGCTCCTCTATAATTTCGTTTCGCTGGTCCTCATTGATTTTCCCGTTGGAGTCAGCATCTTTGTTATCATCGATACAGAACAGGCCATTAAGCGCATATTTTCGGGCGTAACTGCTTGTACTTCCAGTTATTTGAGAAGCGTCCATGCCCTTCTTTTCTTCCTCTTCCCGTGCATATGCCTTATTGGTAATTTCGGCCCCGGTCTCGCAATCAACAAATTTTGCAATGCCCTTAACATAATACCGGTCCCCTATCTGCTCTATCTCATCGTTGAGGAAAAGCACAGCATTCACAGATTTTAAAAGCGGTTTTACGGCCTCCTGTATGTCCTCGCAGTTACGATAATAATATTTCCCAAAGAGATTATACTGGCTTTTCGGTACTTTGAGTTCCTGCTGTACTTTCAGCAACTTCTCATACACATTCATTACACGGCTATCGCCCATTACACATCTTTCCTCTCAAAATACAGTCCCAGACTGTTGAGCGCAGTTTCCAGTTCTTCCAGTTCCGATTCAGTACCGAGAACCGTATATATAACTTTTTTTGCTTCCGGTGCAACCGGCCAGACTCCGGCAAGTGATTCATCAACAGATTTCAACTCATCTACCGTCTCCCGGCGCGTCTCTTCTCTGATCTGCTGTTCCTGAGCTACCCGCTCACGTTCCTCACGGCGGATTCTCTCGATTTCAAGATCACGTTTTTTCTCTTCCTCTCTGCGGAGGATTTCGAGACGCTGGGATTCGTAATTGTTGATATATCTAACAGCGTTCGCAAGACTCAGGTCACGCTTGTACATTTCAAGCGCCTTCGGAACCACTTCGGAATCCATATTTTTAATGGTTGTAACCTCTTCGTATGACTTGCCGATCACCTCGATCATAGCCTTTTTAACCGCTGGTAATTTGACAGATGCATTTTCCCATTTTGGATCATAAATCTTTTCCAGGGGAAGGTATTCCAGCATCTCCCCGATCACGCTGTCATATAACGCCTGGATATCTGTCTTTCTCTTTGCCACCCTGACAGCTTCCATTTCCTTAAGCTGGCTGTCGATGAGATTGACCGGCTTGTCTACGATTTCAAGCAGCCCATCAACCCGTACCTTAAAGGCTTCATATGGCTTCATCCACTCTGCCTTAACCTGCTTCCGGCTGTCTTCGATCTCTTTTCTCAGCTTCCGGAGGTTCGCAAGCTCACCCTTCGCCGTGGTTCTCGATTCCTCGGTAAACACAGCGCCTTCATACTCGGAAAGCTTCTCCCGCAAGCCCTTTTCCAGTTCTTCAAAATTAACTTTTATAATTCCATTGGTCTGTGCGACCTCAAATTTTAATCCCTGCATAATAGCATATCCTCCATCTTCATTTCGTACTGGTTCCCGTTCAGCCGTATCCGTTCCGTGATCCTGTGCCGCTGCTCTGCTTTCCGCTGGCACTCGTCACACCTTCGGCCTTCTACGGGGTCGAGATAGCAACCACACTGGTCACACCGATATCTCATTTTTCTCACCCTCTTGATTTTCTGTGGCCCGTATGGTATCATGGGCCTGTAAAGTTTTTTCGTATTTGCCGCTGTGAGTTCGCACCTCGCGCGGCTTTTTCCTTGCTTTTCCGTTTCCCCAGCCGTACGGGTTAAGCCCGGCCGCCGCAGCGGCTCTGTATGTACCGTTCTTTCTCTTGCTCATCCCACACCTCAAATCTGTGCCAGTGCACGGCACCCAATAATATTACCGCCCTCATCCCTCACCATCTCATCAACTATGTATAAGTCCTTGCGATCCGGCGCGGCCTGTGCAGTCAGTACAGATACAATGTAGGCAATTCCCGCTTTTGGATTCGGAAGATTGACCACCTTGCCGTACCCTGTCTTAGATACCGGGATACCGCCGATGTCTCCGATCCGCTCCCGTGTCTGTTCCGCTCTGGCGATACCGGAAGAAGGAATTGTCAATATGACATTGTCGTCCTTGTCTAATATGGTAATTGCGTGTGGTGTCAGATTGATAAGCTCGGTATCGAGGAGACTCTCCAAATATCCGATCAACTCGTCCAGCCCCGTACCACCATCGTTTGTGAGTACGTCCATATAGTCGAGGCATCTAATCATGTCTGACGGAAAGCTTGATTCAGAATGAGCAAAAAATGTTATCCTAGCGTCTTCAACATCAAAGAAAAGGTATGCTCCGTCGGTGTCTCCGTCCGTATCATAGTCGTCATCGGCCTCGAGCAGTGTCTTAAAAATAGTCTGCTTGTCCCTCTTCCGCAGATCCGAAAAGTCCTTCGCGTCATCGGCCTGCATGATTTCCTTTGTTGCCTTCGCCCATTCCAGTACTCTGTTAATAGTCTCTTTCTTCATCTTTTTTCTCCTTTATTTTGTTAAAATAATAATTGCCATCAGTGCCACAATCACCACAGCCTCGACCTGCGCCGCCGTCCGGTAACTCCTACGGCCCTCATACGCCTCGTGGAACATACGGTTCCAGTAGCGGGCGCTGAAGCCTGCAAAATAGTTCCGCATCGGTATCACCCCTTCCCACCAAAAACAATATCCTTCATGGTTACTTCTTTCTCAGGCCCTCTTTTCTTTTGCGGCCGGATCATCGATTCAGATTCCGCGCCTGTTCTCTCGGCTTCTGAATCCTCTTTGTAAAACTGGCTCGTCGGTATCCTCCAGTCCCCTAACTTCCGCGTGGCCTGTATCCTGCCACTCTTAATATAGTTGAGTACGGTTGACTTCGAGCAATGCATTTTAATCGCTATGGCTTTCGGGGGAAGAAACTCATCCAGCCCTACGGCTTCCAGGTACGCAACGCGGTCTTTCAACGCTGCATTTTCTTCCTCCAGTCGGTTAAGACGGTCTTCGATTCCCACGGTTATCACCTCCTTACATCTTGTATAATTTTCCTTCTCCCTCTATAATGTAAATATCAGCACTGCCATGCTGAAATACTAAAGAAAGGAGATTTCTATGGAAGTCAATTTATCTAATACAGATGCTCTTTTCATTTACGGACATTTTCGTAAAGAGGCCCACAAACTTGAAGCACTAAAAGCTATACCAGATTGTCCAATCTCAAAAGAAAATCTGGATCAGGATATTCAGCTCTACAATTCTATTGCCGACAAATTCCGTGATGCATATCCTGAGCTATCTGGTCTCGACAATTACAGAATCTAATTTAAGAAGCCTTGGATGCTTCAGCCTCCAGGGCTTCTTTCATTTTTCTAATAAGCATATCTGTAGATTCATATTTTTCAATTTTAACAACGTAAGTCATGCCTTGATGCTTAACCGCTTTCACGTAATCGTGTTTCTTACAGTTCAAAAGCCAAATAAATATTTTCCACATCTCTCTCACCTCCTATTTAATTATCAATGTGCGTTTATCATTATGGAACTCATCGTGCTTATCCACGATGCGGCTGTAACGAATAAAGTTAATGCAGGTTATTGCAGCGGCTATAACAGTTAATGCTACTCTTATCATTCCCCTCCCCCTCCTTCCTGTGATGCGGGGTTGTCCTACTTAACTTCTCAGCCCCACCAATCCGTCCTCTGTCGGGAGCCGCGACTGGCCATCATATATATAGACAGTGATTCCCATATTCCAGAGCTCTTTAAGAGAGAACTCCTCCGGCGTTTTCATTCGCCTATCTAACGTAGGAGCAGATAAACGTGCTTTTGCTGCCAACTGTTCATCATTCCAGCCATTCAGAGCTTTTTTACTGGCAATGCAGGCAAGGACTGTCCGACGACGTTCCTCAAGATTGGATAATCCTACTTTTGGCATCTCTCTCACCTCCTTAAATTTTCAACGTACTTTTCCACCATTCCCCATTGACGCTTTCACATATCCGATGTAAAATAGTCTTACGAATCGAAAGTATGTTCGATCGTTATTCAAGGAAATACTCGATTGGAACTCCGAAGTAATCAGCAAGGATTTTAAGCTTATCAACCTTTGGCTTACTGCGACCCGATTTCCAATCGGTAAATGTTGATTTTGTAATTCCGGTATCAGCGGCAACCCGATAATCCGTTATCCCCTTTTCATCTCGAAGGGTTTCATATTTTTCATACATATTTTTCCTCCTTTCCGAACTTTACTATTGATTTTAGTTCGGAAATCAGTTACAATGTATTTACCAGATAAATTGTACAAGCATGGCTTGTTTTGATTTCCGAACCTTGTGTTTATTATAAAACGGATTTCAGAACTTGTCAATAGTTTTTGTACGGATTTTCAAACTTTTTATAGAGGTGAAATTATGTATGAAATATATTGCAAGCTGAGAGATGAGCGAGGTGTCAAAGATGCCGATGTGGTTAAAGAAACAGGCATCACAAAATCCACTTTCTCCGATTGGAAAAACGGGAGAAGTAAACCAAAAAATGACAAGCTTCAAAAAATTGCCGATTACTTTGGTGTTACCCTTGATTATTTAACAACGGGGAAAGAATCATCAGAAAAAAAAGAAATCACACTCACCCAAAAAGATGAACGTGATATTGCTAAAAAACTAGCTGGAATCATGCGGGATATCAAAACTCAAGAAGATGGCCCTTTATATTATAATGGCCAGGAAATAGATCAAACATCCTTAGAGCTACTTGAGTCCGCCTTAAACAACGCTATGCACCAAATGAAAATTATTAATAAGGACAAATATAATCCACACAAAAACAAAAAGTAGGTGGTACAGGTTTGAATAAAAAAATAAGCCGTCTGATTGCCTATTATGAAAGAACATATGGCACCAGGGATCCTTTTAAAATTGCAAGGTATTTAGGAATTTATGTAGGATTATATCCATTGGGAAATGTTGCTGGAAATTATCGCTACCTTGAACACGCTAAATGGATTTTTTTGAACTCTGAAATTCAAGACGAAATCTTTCTTCGAGTAGTAATGGCTCACGAATTAGGTCATGCTGTTTTACACTGGAAAGAAAACTGTTGTTTTATGGCTCACAAAACGCTACTATTAACGTCTAAAATCGAAAGACAAGCAAATCTATTTGCTGCTTATCTGCTTATAGATGATGCTATGCTACAAGACTATGTCGGGTGTACACAAGAACAATTCTGTATCTGTACGGGATTTCCTGACGAGCTTATAGAACTACGTCTTAAAAATTATGATTGGAGGTAACCATCTTGAAGTACAAAGAATTTTTAGAGTAACTGGAAAAGAACCTTACCGGCTATCAAACTTTTATGTTTAAGGCCATGCAATTTTAGCGAGTCAAAAATGCCAAGCGGCAGAAAAAAGACCGCTGGCGAGATGTGGAAAAAAGCAATGGAGACATTATATAATAATTTGAGGCGAGAACTCAAATCAGACATGGCTTCGGCCTGGATCTCTTACATTGAAAAACATGAGATTTTGGAATCTGTCAACGAGAGTATCAATGAGTTGGATTTTTATGATGACGCAGCATAGATATAATTCTTAATTGGAGGGTTTTTATGAGTATAAAAGGAACTACTAAAGAACTTTTTGTCGGAAAAGAAGAAATTAATCTTATTACTTTTATCGGGAATAAGATAACAATTCCTTATTCTGTTATGAAGGGGGTTAATTATTCCTATGCGTCTCGACTTAAAACCGGATTTCTGCTATTTAAAAGAAATGATAATACTAATATACGCTTTGATTTTGGATACAGCGTTAATGAAAAAATCACTCAGACTATCAATTTTATTAATGAACATCAGCCTTGGCTTGAAACAAAAGAATTTGATATTAACGAGTTCAAAAACAATCGTTCTGTCTCATTGACGCCAATTTCAGGTTATAAAGAATTAGGTTTATCATCGTTAGCCTTGTCTATTCACCAAAGAGTAGATGGCAGCGTTTATTTTAATTCTGACACATCAAAACTTTACACTATTTCATCGTACGAATGGAACGGGCCAGAATATAACGTGATTACCAATACCACCGCCAACGAAACCGGAAAAAATACCACCAAAAAGCAGGGAAAAGCACTGAAAATTGGTGCCGGGGCGTTATTGGGAAATTTGGTAGCGCCTGGTGTTGGCACGCTTGTTGGTGCTGCTATGGGTGCAGGCAGCAAAGGAAAAGAAAAAACGAAGGGACATAAAACGACTAACTCTCAACAAATAGAAAAAAAAGTTGAAAATAGTACCGTCGCTTTTCTCACCCTTATCAGTATTGATACAAAAAAGGTGTATAAAATTTCCTTTAAATGCAACACAAAATTGGATGCCACCCTAAGGTGTTTCGACATAGTAACACCAGATACAAAAGAGTCTATTGTAATAGATACCCAAAAATCATTAGAAGGCATCAAGGCATTAAAGGAATTGCTCGATATGGGGGCTATCACCCAAGAAGAATTTAATAATAAGAAAACACAACTACTTCAATAGCATGTAAAAAGCCCCTGTGCTGGTAACACAGAAGCTTTTCACATAATACTCTTACCGGAATGCTCCGATAGATATAATCATCTTAATCACTTGAATTATATCATTTCTGGAGCGTCCTGGCAAGGGGCGTATTTTTTATACCCAAAAAAGTTGTGATGTCACAACTACAACACGAAAGGAATGATATTATGGCAAAAGCAAAGAAATTACCCTCCGGATCCTGGAGGTGTCTGGCCTACAGCCACACTGAACGGATCCTGGACGAGAAGACAGGAAAATGGAAGGATAAGAGGGTCTACGAATCCTTTACGAGCGATGACCCCAGCCCCCGAGGGAAGAAAGAGGCGGAATACGCCGCCGCTGAATTTCAGCTTAACAAAAAAGCTGCTACAGCGAAAAAACAGCATGCAAATAGAAACAAGAAGCTGACCGAAGCAATAGACGAATACATAGAATCCAGGGTGCCTCTAAAACGATCTCCTACAACGATACAGGATTACCGCTGTATCCAGCGTAACGGCTTCCAGGACCTCATGCAGACACCCCTGAAGGATATTGACGAGATTATCATGCAGGAGGCTATCAACGTCGAGGCACGACGTAAGTCCAATAAGCGGAGCAAGACTCCTCAACCGATCTCTGCAAAACGTCTGAAAAATGAATGGATCCTGATAAGTGCAGTCCTCCATAAGTATTGTAAGGATTTTGATTTCAGTGAGATCGAGCTCCCGCAGGTTACACCGCGCGTCGTAGAGCTGCCGCCGGCGCAAAAAGTTCTGGACATCATACGTGGCACAGACATAGAACTGCCGGTTCTCCTGGCTGCCTGGTTGTCCTTCTCGATGTCAGAGGTCCGCGGCCTCACAAAATCAAAATCTATTCGGGGCAACTGTATCATGATCCGGGAGGTGGTCGTTGACGTTGACGGCCAGCCGATCAGAAAGGATATCGCCAAAAACCCTACACGTAACCGCCGTCACCGGATCCCGCCATACATTATGTCCCTGATCGATCAGGTGGAAGGCGACGCACTCGTACCGATCAGCGGCAAGGCGCTGTATCATCGCTGGATTAAGCTACAGAACGACAACGGCATGGATCATATTACCTTCCACGATCTCCGGCACCTCAATGCTTCGATTATGGCCCTCCTGCGGGTGCCAGATAAATATGCAGAAGAGCGCGGCGGATGGGATAATGATAAGGTCATGAAGCGGGTGTACATGCAGACATTTTCGGAAGAGAGGGAACGTTTTGATAATCTCATAGATGGGTATTTTGATGATCTTTTAGGAGGTGGCGCAGATGCCATGCAACATGAAATGCAACACAAAGAAAAAAGAGCCTTGTAATTACAAGACTCTTTACGAGCGCGAGACGGGGATCGAACCCGTAAAGGCAAAATCCCTGAAACCCGCATAAATACGGGAATGCTGATAAACACTACACTTCCGGGATATCAAAAATGAGTCATATCACTCAAATTTGATAGTAAAAACATCATATTTGATAGTGCTATGCAACACAAAAATGCAACACGAAAATCACTACTTAGGCGGCCCATTGCGGACCGCCCTTAATACATCTAAAACTGCCCCGGCCCCTGTGCCCCGCTGCTATCTGTCACATACAGCGCGCACTCCAACGGGTGCCCAGCCCGCGGTTCAAAGTAATACCACTGGCCGCCGATCTCCTGCCAATTGGTCAGGGCGTAACCATCAGGGTTAAAATAATACTTATGATGGTTGATGATCTGCCAGCAGGACTTGTAATAGCTGCGGTCAGTATCAGCATACCACCAGCCATTATTGTCATGGTGCCATCCGATCTCATACTTCGGCGTATCCACAATAGACCAGTCTGGCCGGCCATAGCCGTCAATGCGGCTGTTGCTCAGACTATACTCCTTAGCACAGACTGCGCCTCCATTGGGGATCACCTCGGCCCCGTCGCTGGTGTTGCCCTCAATGGTCCGCACCTTGGTCAAGGTTACCTCTGTGACTATGCCAGTGTGGTTGATTCTACTACTGCCCCGGAAGAATATCTGATCTCCCGGCTGAGGATCCGTCTTGTGGTACTGGCCTCTTGCCTTATAATACTGTGCTGACGTCGGGGTATAGGCGCTGAAACCACCGCCTATAAGCTGCTGAGCGGCCACGCGGCCAAATGCCTGCACCATACACCAGTCCACGAACATATCACACCATGGCTGCCCCTGAAGCGATGGGTATAAGTCTCTGGCATACTTAGTGTAGTTGTTGCTGCCGGCATTGGCTGTCTTGCTGTCCAGCTGGCTGTTGCTCCTCTTTTCCAGATATCCCAATTCCGATCTGGCTATGGCAATTACTTTTTCTTTTCCTGTCATGTCTGCCTCCAACAAAAAAGGCCCAGGATCACTCCCAGGCCCGTAAAAAGGTTTTGATGATATAACCGTTGCGATATCGCAACAGCTCCGGACCTTACCCCTCCGGCGGGAGATGCGCGGATCACCTCCAGCGTTACCGGCCGCCACCCTGATAGTCTGTATTGTCGATCTTATCTTTCAACACCGCAATATATCTAAGCAGCCATTCAGGCACCGCAGCGCCCATTCTGCCGGCATTCTCGATGATAGACAACAACTCATTGAGCAAGTACCATACTGTCACCAAAAGCCCGAAAAACGCGCCCGCAGGAATCCCTAATCCCAGCGTTCCGGATACCGTGGCAATCACATAATCAACCACCATAGCCACGGCGATAACACAGAGATAACCGACCTTCTTAATGATCCCTTTCGCGCCCCGCTTACTGCTCCAGCCATAATCAGGATCAGCCGGATGGTCAATCGCTTCTGTCTTACTTGCCAGCATACCGGTTATGTAGTCCACAACCATCATGGCTGCCAGCGCACACAGAACCGGAAACAGGATCCCTAACTTATTACTCAGGTAGGCACCGGCTGCCGCCAGTACCCCCTGAATCCCGATAACATATTCTCTTTTCATATTCTCAATCCTCCTATTAATAATCCGTTCCGGTGATATCTCGGAACTCCTCCGCTGTGATCCAACGCCCTACTGCATTGCGTACCATGCCGATTGACCAGTACCCATCACCGTAATATCCCTTGACCTTGTTATACTTACTCATATCCTACACCTCCTCTAAGTCAATGCCACCCATCATAGCTACATACTCCAGTTTTGCCTCCGTGGCTGCCAGCTGCTCCCTCAGGTCCGGCGTCCGGAACTCGGCGATCATCACGGTGCCGATCACATCCCGCGTCTCTGTTATAGGTTCATTGGTCTCTGGATCAGTCCCTGTCTGGACGTTCTCGTTACCCACAACATAATTATCGTCTTTTGCCAATCTCCCAGCATACACGAGGTCTGAGCGCGTCAGGATAGGCTCCCCTGCGTCGTCCAGTACGGTAATAGCCCTCGTGGCCTTAACGTCAGCCTCGATCTCCGCAAACGTGGCGGACGCCGGCTGGAAGATCACCTTCCCGCCCTGGTCCGTGAGCTGTACTCCGTTGACTACGAGGTCATACACTTTCTCATTGATTTTGATTTTTTCCATGGTTAAATTCCTTTCCGCCTGCCGGATCATGCCGGACGCAGGCAATAAAATAAGCCCTGTAAGGGGGCTGGTCAAAATGTTACACTCTCAAATTGTTATGATTTCTTTCCCGGTTAAATAGTGATTTAGCAAAAGCAGTCTACTCAAGTAATCTTATGGCTCCTAGTGATGGCCCTGTTTTTCTCCGCTGGGATGTTGATACGTTAAATACACCCTTCAAAGCAGGACTTACATATAATACTGCTGGATTTGCCTTTGTGTATGGCGATTATTCTAACTATCAAACGGTAGTGGCCTTTGTTCAAGGACAAAGTTACTTTTTTATTCATAGTGTTGATAGCGGAAATGTTCATGGATGGAAGAAATTCCCTGCTAATTGATCATTTAATTTGTTGAATATGAAAAGCTTGCAATTATATTTCTTGTGTTTTCTCCATATGTAGTTGCTTTGATTTTTCCTTCAAAAAGTATTATTCCGACAGGGTGGTTTATCGCACCGGGCTCTTCACCTATGCCTGATGCGCCTGTTGGATATATAGGAAGGAACCCATCAGGTAAAATACCGATATCAACATAAGTGTTTGTATTAATTACACTATTATCAGCTTTTCTTATTGCCAGATTGATAACACATATCCCTGAAGATTTATCTTTTATGATCCGGGTGGCCCATGTTCCATAGATGGCATAACCAGGGTTTAATGTAATATCTTTGACAATTAATCCAGTTATGCTGGCTAAATCACTATTTAGCTGAGTAACGGCCTGATTAACACTATACAGCGAGGCCATACTGGCTATCTTATTGGGATCATTCACAATCTGGCTCACCACCGCCGCCGCTATCTTCTCGATGGCGTCACTGTTGCCCTTGATACCATCTTCCAGATGCGTGAGCCTGGCCGCAGACAGCGGCGTGCTGGTATCCGGTTTGTTTTTCCATGCCTGCTTTACGTAGGCCACAAAATTACTTATTGTCATTCTGACATTCCTCCTTCTATTGGGTATACATTGGTCCCAGGGAATATCTCCTCCTGCGGGAAGAGTCCGAACAAATCTTCTCCGGGATATAAATCAAGCGCCGGATATAAATCCGCCGCAGGGAATAAGGTATATATCTCAACCTCTATCTTAAATTGTGCCTTCGTTGTCACTGGATTTGGTGTAATCTTGACTGACTGTATATACAAATCTGCCATCACACCACCACCAAATCCAGTTGCTCCACCAGAGTCTCGTCATTGATCTTATAGATAACGCGAAGAATATAAGACGTTTTACCGGGCGGGGCCTCGATATATGCATCAATAATATGTTCATCTATCTCGCATTCCCCGGAAGCTTCCAGGGTATTTCCTCGCAACAGCTCCCATGATGCGGACTTTATACGAAATGGTGCGTCCTGTGCTGCATGGATTTTTAAACGGACGTGGCGGTGTTCTCCAATATCAAATATAATTTTCTGCATATTTACCCCCCCCCCACTCTGGCAACACGGTTCTAACAGCTCCGCGGAAAATAATGCCGGGAGCACATCAGCGTGGTATATGCTGTCAAGGAGCTCGGCAAAATACGGGATCGGAAGTACTTGCACGCATAGCCCGGAGGAGTCCACACAAAACAGCATCTTAGCCATATATGACTGGTTACCGGCGCCGTCCTCCGCGATTATCTCCACTACATACTCACCGTCATAGTCCAGGGGTACCGGTACTGACCATATGTCCCCCTGTGTCTGCTCCATAACCACCTCTGCACCATCTACGCGGCCAAATACTCGCGCTACTGCCATGGTATCGCCTCCTTAGTCTGTAACCTCCACGCTGATTACATAGGTCTTACCGGCATCTACCGGATTAGGTGTGAGCGTTACGGCCCTGATCGTCGGAGCCACGGTATCGAGAGTTACTGTCCTGACCACCGTCGTAGACTTGCCCGCGCTGTCCGTTGCCACAACCGTGATTGTGTTGCTTCCGGCAGCCAGTGTCAACGCCTTGCTGAACGATCCATCTGCGCCAACCGGAACCGCCTCTGCTGTGCCGCTGTTAAGTTTAACTGTCACAGTAACCGGGCTTGAGGTGATATCATTGGTTGTACCTGTTACGGTGCAGGCGGCCTTATTGGTGATCAGACCATTAACCGGAGCCGTCACGTTAAGAGTCGGCGGTACGGTATCAATCTTAAATGTTACGCTCTTCTGCGTCGCGGCATTGCCATCGTTGTCAGCTGCGTCAACCTTAATGGTATGGCTGCCGTCAGCCAGGGCCGCCGTAGGTGTATAAGTACAATCGTATCCACCCGTAATCGGTGTCTTTACAATCCCTGCGGTAACAGCCTCCCCTGTATCAATCGTGATTTTGATGCTATCAGGATTAACACCAGAGTCATTATCCGTAACTTTCCAGCGGATCGCCGGCTTATTATTGACGATCAGTGCACTGGCTGTCGGATATGTAATTAGGATAACCGGAGCCACTTTCTCCTTAACGCGGAGACGCAGGCTGCCGCCCAGTGTCACATCTGTATCGTTCTTTGTAGTCGCATTCCCGGCCTCATCTGTGGCCTTAATCGTCACCGGGTAATAGTGCCCGTCGTTATTGTTGTAAGACGATGTTGACGGCGCTGTGACCGTGGCTTCCCACTTCCCTGTGCTGCTGTTCAGCGTCAGGGTAGTCGTAACACCGTTGATAATTGCCTGTACTGTTCTTACTGCCATAGTTTCCTCCTATTCAAATTTAACCATTCTAATTTTCGAAGTTACCGCAGGCGAAATAAACAGTAAGTAGAGATACGCAGTTCCGCTCACACTGCTTAGATTAAGAGTATAATCCCCCCCGGTTCCTGATGTATTCATTCCGGCTACTTTATCTCCCAGGTTAGGGTTTCTTTTCAGGCTGCTGGATTTTTCGTTATCAAAAATATAATCTGTTACCTTATTCCGGAATAATTCGATGTTATCAAGTGCCGATCCGCTGTATTCCAATCTTACAATCAACCTGTTTAAATTTGTCAGGTCTATGGGTTCATTGAATACAACCGCTGTATAATATGTATTATTTCGTACATAGACTTTGATATGATCTCGTTCCAATGATACAGTTCCAACATTATCCCATAATAGGTGTTTAAAGGCTGTTATACTTTGTATTCCATTAAAAGCACCATAATAATATGGTACTTTAGGATCCTTGTTTACATATCCCTCCCAGGTTCCAGGTCCTACACCGCCGACGTACTGCCCTTTTTTTATTACTGATGTGGAAAGATTTTTCACTGCCCGAATTGTAATATCTCCAGTCATGTACTTACCCGCTGTTGGGATTGTGATCATACGAGCGCCTGGTCCGATACTCTGAGCCGCCATAGTTTCGATAGTTTGCTTCACTTTCCCCCCGGTATAATTTCCAGGCGGAAGCTTCTGTACGCCATTAATCGGCAGGGCATATTCAGGACTACCGCGCTGTACGATTTTTCCCACCTGCGGCTCCTCGCTTCCGGTACCTATAAATTTCTCGGCAGCCAATACATCCCCCGGGTCTGCCGTCAACTCTGATATATTAGGGCCTCCCCCCACTTTTCTAATAGGTAGTATCATTCTGATTGCCCTCCATATTAATCGAAAAATCCCTGACATGTTCCAGTAACAGCTCCTTCACCTTCGCCAACTACTTCTCCAAATTTGATGTTCTCGGCTGTAAGGTTTTCCACAGCGTAAACAATTATATCGCCGGTCATGTACTTGCCTGCGCATTGAATTACTACCGGTCCGGCACCAGGTGTTACAATCTGTCCGTCCATGGTATCAATCTCCTGATCCACTGTGTCCTCAGCATTGTGGATCCCAGCTGGTATGTTATACGTACCATTGATCGGCAGCTTATAGCTTGTTGCATTTTTCTCCTCCAGGTTCCCGGTTCGGATGTCCGAGGATCCCCGACCGATAAATTTTTTCCCTTTGCGGACCAGATTTTCCACTGCGGTAAGCCCGCTGAAATCCACGCTTTGTCCCCGGAAAAATAATGGTAATATTGCCATGGCCTACACTCCTTTCAGCCCCAGGCGCAGGGCAATTACAGGCTTCTTAAATCTACAGGTTACTTTCACCTTGCTGTCCAGCGTCTCAATTGTTGTTATCATATTGGCGCTCTTGTCAATCTGGGCCTGCAATGCCTCAGTGAGATTGTCTGGATACACCAGCCCCGGTACAGGTCTGTCGCTTGCCAGCATACCTGGCACAGATACCGTCTGAATGTAAGGAGCCGTCGCAGACCAACCAGATACTGGAAGATTAATTTCAACATACCGGTTCGCCCGGCTGATCCCCTCCGCATACTCCTCGTATAATTCATTTACAGCAGCATTTGTTTCGTTGATATCGTCCGCCGAAAAAATGTCTCCCTCTTCGGCGTATATCGTTATATCATCAAGATTAACCGTATCCGCTGAGACATTGGTGACTCGGTACAGGCGCTTCCCTGTATATTTGTCATTCTTATAATTTGTTCGTAGTTTCTTCAAAGGCTCACACTCCTGTTTCCGATACCGCGGCAGCCAAGTTTAAATTCCAGATGTGGTATGCTGGGTATTAAATTCTCAACCAATATTCCAATATCATAAATGATCTTTTCAATAAAATTTGCCTGATAGATAGACGTGTATGTAATTCTTTCCGGTGTCTGAGGCGTGCTGGGCGGCGTGTAAAAGGCTGATCGGATTGCAATAAGGTTCTTCCTGATCCGTTCCATTTCGCTTTCTGTACGGCGATCCTCTGGCTGCCAGATAGCCCCCTCAATAATCGTATTACGATATCCATAGCAATTGAGCACATGCGACACCCACTTAATAGCATCCTCAACTCGGTTAAGGTCCTGATAATCAATATATGCCTTGTCAGTCATAGCATCTATGTCAGCCTGTACGCGGTCAAATATTAAGCTGTCCACAATATCACTCATGGATCGTCACCTCCGCTCTAATTGCCTGTGCAATCCCACTATAATTGATTCGCTCTATCGTTCCTACTTTCACGCCGTCGTAATCTGTATCTATTCCTACAACCTGGCCGATCACTTTATCCTCCAGGATTACCTCACAGGTTACATTTTCAGCCCGCTGATAATACTCATAGACTCGATCAAGAGCCTGCTGTGCATTTTCCTTGTTGATCAGCGTGGCTTCCTTCACTTCCTTGATATTTTTATTAAAAAAGATATTTGGATTCTCACGAGAAATCATAAACATATAGTGATGATACTTTTTCCCGGTGAGCACTACAGCTCCACCAGTTCCTTTGATGATGGCATAATTATCACCAGACTGCGAAATCACTCCACCAGAGATAGACAAAGAGTGATGGGCCTCCGAAAAGGTGACCTGCACAGTGCCAGACAACTCATCATTGTATAACTCTTCTGACTCTTCCGATCGCTGGTAGCTATGGCCGGTTAATCGGATCCCAGTAACCACGTCGCTGTGGTCCAGCGTCAAACCCTCAAATACTTTTTCAAAATCGCCAGTCTTTTCGTTTTGCTTAGGATAGATGACCACTCCGTCATAGTTGCTCGTATCAACTACGGCGCCGATCGCAAAGGCTATTTGCATCAGAGCTGCCCGCTTTGTGGTGTAAGGTATATATCCGGTTAAGGTGATACCATCAAAAACATCATCGAGAAGGTAATTAAAATCTTCCCCGTCGAATATCTGAGCAATTATGTCTGTAACCTTCTGTCCAGTATATATTCCGCCTGGAAAATCGTTGCCGTCCAGCAGACCAATAGCGTCGTGGGTATCCATGTAGTAATCCGTTCTGCTCTTGCGTGCACCATTTTTAAGATAAAAATTACCAATCAGACCGCCATTGAAATAAAGTGACAGCTTCTGCTTTTTTTGCAAATCAAACGGTACAGACGACTTTGTCCGCACTGTAAAATCCATGGTATTAATGCTTATGCTCTCAGAGATTGCGTTGATCTCCTGCAGACAGTTGATCTCCTTAATCTCATCGCCTAGAAAATCTCTGTAGATTCCGTAGTCGATCCGTGTCAGGAAAACCGGACGGCATGGTTTTGACGTCTCCAAGAAGGTAATAATAATGCGATCATAAAGCTGCACATAATTGCTGCAAAAATATTTTGTTTCGTTCGGTTCGAAATTCAAATCCGAAAGAAGCTGCTCACCAGAGTACCATTTAACATTTATCCGGCTTGCATAGTCACTTGACATATCATTAAAAGTAAGCAGGAGACCAACACTCGTAAATTTACGGTTAAATGTGATCTCAAGTGTTGGCGCTTTGATCTCCTTTTCCAAGCCCGGCGAAGGGTATAAAAATATTGATGGATACTCACCTGGCAATGTCGGTTCCTGAGTCATCGTATATTCAAAGCGTCCATTGGAATCTGATATCTCATCACTGATAAAACCATATCCCTGCGCATCATCCGGAAAGTTTATATAGTCACCATTGAGTAACGCAAACCGGGGCAGACACAACGCATACCCCGGATATTTTAAATCGTCACGTTTGAGATCCGGAAACGTATTTCGAATGACCGTCGGAGCCGGAAACACATCTTGCCCCGGAAATGTATCTGCCCCCGGGCATAGACCAGCATCGATTACCTGTGGATTGCTGTTTTCTTTGGCATATGGCGCCACATCATCGTAGACGATTTTTATACCACTCTGGTCCGCCGCATCAGACCGGATTGACTGCTTTAAAAACATATCACGGCCTCCTTTGCGGTGACATGGCTACAAAATACACTGACAGGCCATGCCACAGATTCTTTCCGTTCCTGCGTTGCAAGCTGTCTTTGCCTTTGGTCACGTAAGCCTCAAACTCAAGCGTTTTCTGCGCATATGGAACCACCAAACGGTGCTTTATTTCCGGTGCTGATATCATCTGGTAAAACGTATCATAGTCATCGCGGTACTGAGTGATTGGCTCGATCTCCAAGGTATAATTATAAAAGGTCCCGGCTATCTCCCTGTACATTTCATAGTTTTTCAGACGACCGGAGTTTTCGGTATCTGTAACAGAAAACTCTCTTTCCAACTTTGTAACATTCAGCCTTAGATCCACGCCGTCGATGGAAAAAACATTTTCAGTCATACCTATCCCTCCGTAACCATTCTTACACCTACACGCTGTTTCTCCTGATTGTTCGCTTCATAGACAGCCCGAGCAAACCGCTGCCCGTTAACAATTAAGTCAATCTGCATAGGCCGCCTATTGCCTCCCTCCCCCATATACTTCGCCATGACATTATCAAGAGCTTGTTCTATGGTCGACAGAGGAGATACCACCTCTGTTTCCCGATTATTATCTCCCAGGATCGCGGCAAACTCACCAGCGCGCGGCGGAACCACCGTACCTGTTGCGAGGCGCGGCATTCTGTAACTGCTCACATCTCCAGGGCTATAAGCATTATATGGGCTGTATGATCCGCTCGAATAAGCCCCCGCCGATGAACGCTTACCAGCATTAACGGCTACCATAGCCGCACCTATTCCAAGGGCAATTGCTCCAGCTATCAATGCCGCTTTCGCTGCTCCCCCTGTCGCTGCTCCTAATGCAACAGCCAAAATAGTAATTGCGGAGGCGGCCGCCATTATTGAACTTATTACCTTTTCTGGAACAGTCATGTTATCCCAGTTTTTATAAATCTCATATACTGCCCCAAGCAGAATACCAATTGCCGAGGCTATGCCCAAATATGCCAATTGTGTTGTATCAAGATTTTTATTTAATAATTTCAAAATACCAATAAAACCATTTGCACCCGAAAGTACGTCAATAATATTCTTGACCTTTTCGACAAATTCGATAGCTTTCCAAGCCATGAAAAAACCTGCTACAGTTACAGCCGCAAATCGAATTTCTTCTTCATGTTCTGATATCCAGTCAGAAAACTTTGTAAGCCATTCTGTAACTTTTTTCAATGCCTCTATAATTATTTTTCCAGTCCATTCACCGAATGGCTGCAAGAAGTCTTCCCACAGCCATATGGCTAATGGTTTCAGTGCTTCTAATATACTATTTAAAGCTTTTAATGCCGCAGAAATTAGATCAAACGCTGCCGGAATACCATTCTCTATCCCCCATTTAGCTATAGGAAGAAGAATATCTGTTAGGAGCCAAAGCAAGACATCACCTATTTTACTTACGATTGGCCTTAAGCTCACCAGTACCTCATCAAAAGAAGACAATAACGGGTAAAAATCTAAGCCGGCAGACCAATCCCTGATTGCTTCAGAAGCTTCACGGAAAAATCCAGTTACCTCAAGCACCAGGTCACCCAGATGTCTCATAATTGACACGCCCAGATCTCCGCTTGTCCAGGCTTTATCCAACTGATCGCACAAATTAGCTGCTGTAAATGCGAGGTTCGCGAAAGTAATCAGCAGATCGTCTGTTATTTTCTGTCCATAGCTCTCATTCTTCCATACCTGTAAAAATGATGTTCCGACGTCCATGGCAAGGTTTTTCATACTGTTGAGAGCCGCATGGACAGCCTCATTTACTTCTGGACCATTCTCCAGCCAGGATTGCTTCATCGGGTCAAACAGATCAGAAAAGACTCTTTTTACTACATCTGCAAAATCTTTAATATCATTCTCGATCTCCACCGTTTCAAACATCTGATCCGGTGTTGGACCTATATAGCCATCTTCTGATTTTTCCTGTGCCTGGATCAGATCATCGAAGGAAAAAGCTAACTTTTGATTCAGCTTCTCCTTCTTTTTCAGTTCCGAATTACTGTCTTTTAATGCCTCTCCATAATTTTCCTCAACATCTACAGCCTTCACAAATGTTGCTTTTCCGGTTAAGGCTGCTACAAGCTGTCCCGCGTAGGTTGCCCCCGTCGATAGAAGATCAATCATTTCCTTTAACGCTGGGGCTGCGGCATCAAGAGCGGGAGCAAATGCTGTAGCAAAGCTGTTTTTCAGTCGGGTATTGGCAGAAACGAGCATGGAAATACTTTTGTTCGTCTCGTCCGAATACTGGGCTAGATTTTCGAATCCCTCTTTAGCTGCCTTTATGGCCGCTCGCATTGCCATACGGATCAGCATCAGCTTAAACATATTGGATAACTTTAAAATACTTTTGGTAAGCGGGATTGCTGTCTTATTTGTAGCAGCCAGCGTTTTATTCATTTTTTTGCCTGATGAATCTACCTTCTTCTGAACGGTTCTAGTCCCTTCCAGTTCCTTCTTATAAGAATTCAGTGCGACTATTGCTTTCTGCAATTCTCCATAGGTCTTATCATATTCAGGATCTCCGAAATAAGATCCTGATTTCTCAAGAGAATACAGATGCTCCTTCAACAGGTCAATCTTATCCACCAGCGCTATTACACTTTGATTTCCAGAATTGAACGCACCCATAATTACATGGCCTGTTGACGATGCAATAGTTGGTATGTCTGATATTGTCCGCTTGAGGATTTCAAGTGTCTTCTGTAACATGGTAGGCCCCTGCTTTGCTTCTTCAAAAGCCTTATTCTCCGCAGCGGCGGCCTCTCTGGCTGATTCTTCAATAGTCTTATTTCTGGCAATTATTTCGTCAACATCGTTACCATAAATATCATATCGTTTTCCGTCATCCGGAATGGAAGAAGGCGAAGCGTTATTGTTTGTGATCGTTCCTGTAAATGTTGCAGCCTTTTCTTTGTTCAGGCGTTCTACTTCTTCTCGTGCCTTCTTCGCTGACTCCGCGACGGTATCAATATCTTTCGCGGTGGAGGCGGCCGTGTTACCTGCTCCGGTAAATCCTCCATCCATTTTTTTAGACAAGTCTTCGATTAATCCTGAAAGCCTTTCAACTGCTTTTGTTAGCGTACTCATTCCAGCATCGAAGCCTTCTGTATTAACCTTTGTGTCAAATTTTAAGCTTCCATCAGCCGCCATGCTCTCACCTCACTTCCGGGCATAAAATAAGACGCCATACGGCGCCTATCCCAATAGCTTATTCCAATAATCAATTTCTTCCTGTTCTTCTGCGGTATACTTCGTTTTAATGTCGCACATGGCTTTATTCGCCTGATAAAATTCCTGTTCCCATTTCTCCAGTTTCTTTCCCCTTGCCCGTTTCTGTCGTATACCGAGGACCATAGAAAAGGTTCCGTCGTCAATCTCCATAAAGTACCCCATAAAGGTCCACCAATGCATATATTCTGCTGCACGGACCTCACGGCCGGCCACCTTATTGATTGCAGGAAATAAAATTGGTTCGTCCTGCTCCCAATCCATTACCTTACGAGATGGCTTCTTGTCATCTGCTTCCTGACCGCAGTCGAGGAACCATAATGCCTGACGAACTGCCTCCGGATATGCGCTTTCTGGTATCTCTTCCGGAGTCATAAACAATATTTCAAGCATTACCTCGTATTTCTCTTCTGGAAGAAGTTCAGGATCATTAAAAGCCTGCATAATTACCAAAATGTCACGGAAATCGGTTCGAATCTCCATTTTCTTCCCGGCTACCTCCAGGGTCGTCGGCAGCCGGCCGATCATTTGCTGTACTCCCTGGTATATTTCTCGATGCGGCGCTGACTTCCAACGTTGAATTCATCGACACCTTCCCGAATAATTGGCATGGCCGCTTTCAAAAATGCTTCAAACAAAAATTCTTTCTTTTCTCCTACAATACACAATGGGGACTGCCCGGCAAATACAGTATCATATACATCAGAATTAAAAATGTAGTTAATCTCTTCGCGAATCAGATCATCAAACTCTTTCAGAAGCCTTCTGCCCTGCTCCGTTGGTTTTTCAACCGGTGCACCATCAGGCATCAGCTTAACAGCATCTATTTGACTTTGCTTTTCCGTAATTCTCCGCTGTGCCGCATCTGCACGAACAAGAATATTAGGGTCAGCCGGGTTGAAACGAATTACCCGGCTCTCATCTCCATTAATCGAAAAAGACTTAAGGTTATCAGAAAAATTAATACTATGCATATGTTACCTCCCTATGCTCCGGCCCCAGACTCTGCCGTAAAGGTTTTAGTTGATAAATCAAACGTCCCCTTCACTCTGTTTCCGGTATGGTGTACATTGTACGGGATCTGATAGCCGGTTGTATCACCGCCATAACTTACTACCTCGATGATCGCGTCCTCTTTGTAAGCTGCATATTTACCGGCCGTTGCTGTTTCCCAAAGATGTACTTCTACAACGCTGGTTTTCAACTCATCGAGAGTCTGCCGCTCATCTGCAATTGCCTGTAAGCGTTCAAACATCGGATCCCCGATCTCCGCATAATTGGGATCAACGCTTGACTGCGGCTGGTAGCTATCCAAAGTAACATTTGTTTCCCCCAAAATATTGTTCATGGTTTCTACATTGGCGTTCATTTCAATCGTATACTCTTCCAGGTATTTTCCCAACCTGACGTATTCCGGTTTTGCTGTTGTCGGAAGAGCAGCATCAATGTAATGTGCCATAAACTTTCTTTTAATCTTTCCTGTAATGTCTGGCATTAAAAAAACTCCTCACTTTCTATTTTATACTGAGCGTAGATCTGTATCTGGTACAGCACGCCGTCGTTAATATCTTCCGTCATGGGCTGCATAGCCATGGCATTAGCCGTTGTGGCTTTTAAAAATCTTCCGGTGAACGTCTGGCCGTCAATCTCTACTGACAGCCCGTCCTCTTCCGGCAGTCGCTCCAGCCAGTAGGCCAGCTCAAGCAAAAAGTTACTGTTCGCCAGCCGATTATAATCGGTAAATGACTGAGCTACCGCGTACATGACAAAATTATGCTGCCGGATCTGGTTCCCCAGCACGTCCTCCCGGATCAAGCTATCTCCGGTACTGGACAAGCCGTAATTCGTAGGATCCGGATCTGTAAAGTCAATGTGGATATCCGCACCGGCCATAAATTCCGATATCTTCGGGTACTCCGTCAACTTCTGGCGCATAAAGTCTATGATCGTCATATCTTTCCCCCTCTATCCACTACAGCCTGAGCCGCCTCTAATATGTCTCCTTTGTGGTCTGCCTTCATACGGTCAAACCATTTCTTGCCGCGCATTGGAGCGCCAGTGTATTTAAGTTCCCTTTCCGTTGGTACCTTGATCTCGTTTCTCTTAGCCCACGCACTGCCGGTTGTCGGTGACACGTACAAGATCCCCTCGTGTAAGCAGTGTGCATACGGTCCAGGTGTATTAATCTCTCCGGATCCGATCACCGTAGACATAACCATCATGTGCTCCAGCTCCCCGGCCTGGCGCCGAGGCATGTATGCACTCATATACCTCATAGTCTCACTGTCAACCACTTTCTGGACCGGGCCACCAGGCTGTAACCCATGCTTTGATATGAGGGCATCACGCGGCAGTATATCAAGTTCTACCTTCACCAGATCACCTCCTTACTTGCGGTATTCTCCTCTTCGCCTTATACTATAATTACAGGCCGTCACATGGCCGAGTACAATGGAAGGAGAAATTATCATGTTAAGTCAAGAAGCTAAAAGTTTTATGGAATTTTGCATATCCGCTTACAAAGAGAGCGGTAAAAACGAATTTTATATTTCTGATTATATGCATATTCCAAACTATGAAGCCGCTATATCAGAATTAATTGAAAAGGGGCTTTTGGACAAGAAAATGGACATTCTGGAAACTATATCAATCAACCTTGATGCATTAAAAAGCTGATATCAATCCGGAGTTGAACTATTCTGGTTCGACTCCGGACAGCATCTCTCTCGCTTCTCCAATGTCCTTAAAAAATTCTTCCAGGCTCTTCCCACTTTCAAGAGAGAACTCATTTACATCCACTTCTAATAACTTTAATGTCGGTTTTAAATTCCCCTCTTTGTCCCGCGCTGAATATACTAAGCCTTTCACACCTTTTCCGATCTGCTTACCTTCCAAAAACACATTCGTTTTATTACCCAAAGTTGCAATTACTAATTTAGGTATCATATAATCCTTCCTCTCTATTTACATGACAGTTCATAATGCTGCATGGACTCGCTACCATACAATTTATCATCTACCGTCATAACCGTCACACAGTCATGGCGCCGCTTCAGTTCTTGTAATGATTCAGACATTGTTTTCTGGTTGGTACAATCAATCACATGGTTGCACTGACCTTTCACAATAAGGTCTTTTCCTCCTGTGAACTGGATCGGCTCAAACAGGCTCTCCAGCGGGATCACCAGAAGGACAGAGTCAGAGTCACGCTGGCCGGTCTTCAGTACATTGGATTGCTTCACATCGTCCCAGAATACGTCTTCCACATATTCTCGTCTGTATGACTCCTGTTTTCCACATTTTGAATACAGATACAGTGTTACATCAGCATTCGTATACATATTATGCCCCCTGATAGCATAGGCCAGTGTCAGCCAGCCATTTCATGACGATACCGCGTTGTTCCCGGTCTGCCGCCTGTCTGGCCTCGGATGCAGAAGAGAAAGAGACCGAATAGGTCCCTACCTTCTCCGATGTCTTCCCGGCAGCTTCCCGGTTTTGCTTTTCTTGCTGGCAGATAGCTTCTGCCAGTTCACAGCAACACAACCGGACAGGTTCCGGCACTTCAGGAAGAGTTTTTACCCGTCCGAAAGTATAAATATCTATTACCTGACCAGCCTGCCGTGCATAATAATCAAAGCCGGTACGAATGACCGACTTACGTCCCATAAGATACTCATTCAGATAATCTTGCTCTGTTGCATATGCCATTCGCACCGTCTCCTTTACTGTTTAATCAATGTTACCTCTTTATCAACAGCTGCTTCTGCTACCACTACGGTCTCAGTAATCGTTCCATAGCCTGCCTTCTTAATCTTTGCCGGGTACGATCCTTCACGCAGGTTAAACTCTGCAATACCAGTGGAAGAGGTCTTCTTTCTCGATCCGTTGACGTCCACCACTGCACCAGCGACAGCTGCCGGAGCATCTGCATTATCCTTAACCGTAAAGGTTACCTTCTGAGTAGTTGCCGGAGTAGCTGGCTCTAGGTATGCAAACGGACAGCCCAAACGATCCGTGTCCATACGTGTAGCTGGATTCGGGAGCGCCCACCCCATGCGGAATACAATACGCAATGCAACCATGTCCTGCTGAGCCAGATTATACGTAATCTCTTTTGTAATCGGGTCCTGGATAACACCCTGGTCAAGAATCTTAACTGTGACATCCTGTCTGATCGAGTAAACCGCCTGCTTGAAGTCTCCTACAATCAGCTGGGCAATAGCATTATCATAAGCCCCATTCTGTGGAAAATACAGCGGTGCCCCGTCCAATGCATAGTTGGTGGATCCCTGCATATCGCTCTTAAAGATCAGGCTGCCGTCCGTGGCCCTGATCCCTCTTAACTTTGCTCTCATGCTCATAGACGCCAGGGCTCCGGTTGCCATGAACCCGTCTTCCTCTACTTTGGAAATAACGCCGCCTTCTCCAAGTAACAGATTGTAATAATCCGGATTGGATCCTACTGCTACATTGTTTCCTGCCTGTCTGGCAAGGGTGATAATATCATTCGGCCAGTTTGCCGGGCGGTTGATTCCGAAGATAATAGCGCTGTCAACTCGCTGCCCGATTGCCTCATTCACCCTCGGTGTAATTTCTCCAAAGATATCAAACTCTGCATCGTCCAGCACCGCCTCCGGAATCGGAACAATAACTGCCAGTTCTGCGGCATTCATGTAGACGTTATCCCACGCTTGCCTAGTTGTCTGCTTCATGCCGGTATCGCCGTCTACCCAGTAGGCAGTCGGGAGGAAATCGAGTACCCTCATGCGAGTCTGGTTACTGGTCATGTTCGGAAGTTTCCGCGCCATACTCATAAATGTGGACTGCTTCGGTGCGTCCTGAAAAATTGTTGAAATTACCTGTTCGCGAATAATGGCCTCCGCGTCAGATCTGCTTGTAATGTGTACTGCCATCTTTTAATCCTCCTATTCTTTTCCTAAAATGCTTCTAAGCGCTTCATTCGCTCTTGTCTTTGTATCATCTATCGCCTGACCGCCAGGGCCAGGAGTTGGTGCAACCACCCGTGGTATCTGTGTGTCCTGAAACAGATAGGAATTATCCTTTTTTACCGCCTCAATAGCCGCTTTGATATCAGACTCCTGATTCTTACTCCCCTTTAACTTATCTACATCCAGAAACGGCATGACTGCTTTTAAATCTCTGGGCTTATATCCTTCGGCTGTGGCCTTCAGAAGGTCGTTAAAATCCCGATCAGCCAGTTGCCTTTTATACTCTGCCTCTTTGGTTGCAAGGTCATTTGTAAGTGTTGTCACTTTAGTCTGAAGCTCTGAGATATTCACACCTTCAAAACTTTTCAGCGTTGTCTGTGCCGTCTCTAACTGTCCTTTGTAATTATCCCGTTCCTGTTTGATGGCCTCAATATCATTTCCATTCTCGGCCATAATGCTGTCTACCTGTTCTTTTGTCAGTCCCATGTCCTCTAAAAATTTACGTTTCATCCTGCTCCTTTCCCGCTACGCTTTTATACGGGGTTGCTTCCCATGCGCTGGTAGTTTTACGCCGTGCCGGGCAATTTATTTCTTTGCTATTCGCATTCTCTCCCTCTGTTCCGGGAGCCGCATTTGTTTTGAAAACTCTGTATATGTTTTATCCGTTAATCTCAACCTGCACTTAGCCGCCGTAATGTCGTCCGAATCAACTTCTGCCTCCTGGAGTAACTTAATATCCTGTTTCTGCTTTCGAATCGTGCGTTCAAGCCTCCGCTGATACTGCAATGCTCCGTATGTATCGTATTCCCTGCCGCGGTAAATCCTTTTTTCATTCTCTTTCCGGTTCTGCTCCTCTAACCACTCATCAGAGTACTTACGTTTACTGATCCCCGGAAGAAACGGAAACTTAATATGATAGCAATTGATACCGGCGAATCCCAGCAGTTCACCCTCTCCGCAGATGGTCCGCATTTCCTCCGAGCTGTAAACCTTTCCTTGCCAGCTTTGGTGATTTAGGTATCCCGTACCGGTGTTACGGGCTCCCATATGCCAGTCTACTTCCCAGTGATCCGTTCCCAGCTCTTCCGCATTCTTATTACTTACCTGCTTCGTCATCTGTGCCACTCCGGTCATCACCGCCCGCCTGGCCGCCACCTCGATACGGTCTGACTTGCCAGATGCATAATCCACGGTGCGAATCCCACTGTCCGTCATTTCGTCGATCACGTCACCGATCGCCTGATTATAGGTTTTGGCTCCTGTAGTAATCCCTAGCATGGCCCTGTCCAGACTCTGCTCCAGGTACTCCGAAAGCGGTGTGAATGCCTTCTTTCCAGCACCCATAGGCACATTAAAACCGGTGGTCTGAGTAATATTCTCCATCGGCCGCAGCGTGTCCTTTGTCTGCCGCCTGGCCGCGTCTACTGCCTGTTGCAGCCATTGATTATCCTCATAGCGCTGATAATCCTTTCCTGCCTCTTCGTAAATTGTCTTATTACGCACGTAATCCGACCGGGCAGCCTGCTCATAGATATCATCAATTTGTAGATCAGCTTCCTTGATTGCCTCCCCGATCAGCTGCTTAATCCGTGTCTTACTCTCACCGATTGCAGTGAGTCGCACCAGCAGCCAGTCAATAACCGGTGTAATCTGTGCTGCCTCCTTAATGCGATCCACGATCTCGGACATAATAGACAGCTCCAGCGCCGTCATAGTGCGCTCCAATGGCTTCGGCAGCTTCTCCAATTCATCAGGCGTCATCAATCTCACTCCTCTGTCAGTGCCGGCTCAGGCAGATTCTTTTCTGCCTCCTCCAACGTTTCACCATACCACTTAGCCCGGTACTCCTCCAGACGCATCACTCCCATGGCTACATCCTGTCTGTCTTCCTGACGTTCCAGTTCTGCATCCACGACGATGCTGTCATCCCAGTCAAAGGAAACCTCATAATTATCACCAGCTGGTACCAGCCCGTAAAGTACCGCCCAGAAGTTCATGGCGTAAACCAGGTCTTCTAATGCTGCCTGTAATGCCATCTGGGTGTCTGACACCATTGTGTAAGACCGCTGCTTGCTGGCCTTAATCTCAGTAGCCGTTTTATCTACGCTCTGAGGATCTGACAGGGTGCCATAAGCCAGACAGCTGTTAAACTCAATCAGCTTCAGCTGGTTATTGAACCCGTTAAACAATGCAGTGTCCCGGATATCCGGGCTGAAAGTATCAATAAACGGCTTATCTGTGGCGCCTGTATTGTACTCCAGGTTACGATACAGCCGGTCTTTCCCGCCTGGATATTCAAATTTGTCCTGATCTTTGTTGTACTTAAGGAGCGATGTTGCCACATGCACAGCCAACTGTGTCCCGTCATACTCCCAGCAGATATTAGAGTATCGCCGGTCTGCCTCCTTAATCAGATTGACCGCTCTGGAATAGACCGATACCCCCAGCGGGCTGTCCGAATCGTAAGCATTCGCCATTGGGATCTTGAAATACCCCAGCAGCAGCCGGTCAGTGCCTTCAAGGACAATATCCGGCGCCAGTTCCGACCATCTGTCGATGGAGTTTACCGGTACCTCGCTTCCAAGGCTGTAATCATTGGTTGCTACAAAAGCCCTGTTGATAATGTGTACCGCAGTCTCACCCAGCGTGTGAATCTCCAGTCTGGTATATATCTTCTGTCCTTTCCTGAATTGCTCCGTAAACACGCACTGTGTAATTCTCCCGGAGCTGTCAAAAGACAACGGAAAGAAACAGTCTGCCTGGACAAACTGGACCTCTAATCCCTGCTGAGTGATATATGGCTTCATGGCCAGGCCGCCCTTTGCGCATCCATACTCCACATACCGGCGCAGGTCTTTCAGCACCTTACTTTTGTATGCCGCGTTCAGGTAATCCGCAGATGCTCCCCCGGTGATCTCTGACTTCATTTCCAGCGTCACCAGCCGGGCCAGCTCTGAGGCAATGGCCGGCGCCAGGTTCGCGCTTAACACGTCCTCGTTATTTACCCACGGGGACCGGTTCTCATACATTCTGGTCCATAGTTCGATCTGGTTCGCCATCTGTGAGGTCAGACAGACATCTACCTGAGTATCGGAATCCCGATTCAGGATATTGGTCACCAGATCCAGCATTTTTGTAAACTTCACTCCATCACCTCCTTATTCACACCGTATAAACCGGCTTATATCGCGCTCAAAGGTATATTCAAATGCGTCCAATGTATCAATATCGCTTGTACCATCATCTAAGCGCGCGTCCTCAACCAGGCTCTTTTTTTCATCCCATAAGGCCGTAGTCAAGGCATCTTCCAGCGTCTGGCATTGACCTGCCATATATCGATACCGGCGCTGGCTGAGCATACGCTGTGTGAAGCGTATCCGGTCATTGATCGTCGTCTTAAGCGCGTTTTCAATTCTGATCCAGGACAATCCGGCTTTTCGCGCCGATGTCCGGAGCCCGGCAATCAGGGTCTGCTCTGCGTTATCACAATACACATGGGTAATGTACCCGTACAGGTTGATTATCTTAAGGCAGAAGTCCACGAACAGATCCCCCAGTATGTTTGGGTCTATGCTGCCGTTTTTGCTCATGTGCCGCTCACTGGCCAACGCCACTAATGCCCCGTAGCCCCTGGTCGTTGCCGTAGCAACAAATGCATGACCGGAACCGCTCCCCCCAAAGTCGACGCCTATGTTAATCTCCATCAGGTTCTTAGGCTTTTCATGAATAATGTACGGATTATCCCGGGTATCACTTGACACCGCGTCACACATCAGCTTATAGATGGATCCCTCTGCTGCCACCCATAAGCCACGGATATACCGGTCATACAATACGGTACCCTTGTACTCCTTGCACAGCTCCGTCACAAAGTTCTGGTCAAGAAATGGATTGTCAAATATCTCATACTTTTGAAGGTATATGTCCGCATCCGAATCCAGAAACTTTTTAAACCAGTGCTGCGGCGCGTCCGGATTGCAGGCCCCATCAAAACAGGAATATGGTTTATCCAAACGGGACTTAAGCATATCGAATACATCTTTGTTCCAGTCTGTCACCTCGTCACCGTAGCAGTATTTAAGCCCGGATCCCCGAAGCTTTGAAACCTGGCTGATCTTTTCCGCACCCAGGCAGTAAACATCTTCCCCGAACATAGGACAAATGTTCTGTGAATTGATATCGCCAACGAGCCGCGTTCCCCATATACCTTGCAGAGGTTCAACGATATTTCTTTGGATTGTGCCCTTAGACACCCCCAGGATGGCGGTCAGCCCTTCTTTCCCAACTCTCGCCCGGATACGCTTCGGAATTACATAATAGTCCATGTAGGTTTTCCCTGATCGCGTAGCCCCAGACTTTATGTTCCAACGATGGTTCGCGTTCTCAAAAAATTCCTGCTGTTTTTTTGAAAAAGGCATCTATATGACCCCCTTAATCTCAGACAGTACCTGGTCAAGCTTCTGCAATTCCCCGGTACTTTTCGCACCGTTGAGTCTATTGGTGTTTGCCTTAAGCTGCGCGATCCTCGCCCGCTGCTCCTCTGTTGCCATATCCATATGATTCGCGATCCAGTCCAGCGCCTTCATGCGGTCCGCCAGCTTTATACTGGCGCCATCCTTTCCCTGCTTTACCTCAGTAATGAGAGTACCGTCTACCTCACCAGATTCACGGAAGCGAACACTGTTGATTGTTTTCATGAGCGGTATTTTACCATCACCGTTCGGATCATCTACTTGTACCGGCCCGAATGCTCCCATTACCTGGACCTCTTCCCGGCCAAAATCCACATAGTCGGTAATATCTGAAAAGGCAATGTCCATGTACTTCTGGAAAATATCGTGTTCGTCCAGCATCTCGCGGTTGAGGCGCGCTTGCTTCAAGTGAGTGATTTCCTCCCTGATACGAGCATTTCTGAGCAGCCGCGGACCATTGACCACTGCTGTATTGTAATCAACACCATACGCATTCTGGTAAGCTTTCGTCGCATTGAAACATCGGATATACCGAATACAAAAAAGCCGCTGCTTATCGGTAAGGTCAGGATTTTCTATTACCTGCATCACCTCTTCAGCAACAGCTTTCTTCTCTTTCCGAACGTTCGCTTTTTTTTCCGAACGCTCGCTATTGTTTTCCGAACGTTCGCTTACCCATTTATATGTTGATTTCCAGCGCCGTACCGTTCCTTCTGGTAGATTTAGTTCGTTCGCAATCTCCACTAACTTTTTCCCAGAAAGAAACATTGCTTCTGCCTGCTGTACTCTCTGATCTGGCGCTCTTGCCATGGTATCACCTCTATTCGCATAAAATAAAGGCACCCGTTTGCCGCCGGATGCCTTTTACAAGAAGGAACAAAAAATGAAAGAAAAAGCGGAACACCACGGAATCGAACCGGAACCCAGGGCGCGACCCTGTCCATCTGCCATTGATGGTA